GTGTTTGTATGATATAGCTCCTACATAAGAACCAACATTGGTTGCATCGTTTGAATCTGCAAAGTTTAAATCACTCGAACTTGTTGAACCTGCTGTTATAGCTAATCTTGTATTTCCACCAGTTGTTCCTACTTGTAAGATATTACTGTATGCGCTACTAAAAGGATTAGGAATACTTGTAGTTCCAATTCCTAGGTTTCCTGATCCATCTATTCTTACTCTTTCTACAGAGCCACCAATAAAAGTAAATGCATTATCTGATTGAAAATTTAAAGCATTTGCTCCATTATTAAATTGTATGTATGCTTTTTGTGTAGTGTTTTGAATAAAATCAATATATGGCGAACCTGAAGAAGAAGCTGTTTTTATTGAAATATAATTATTTGCAATTACGCTTCCTGCAAAAGTTGTAGTACTTGTAGAAGGCGTGCCCATACCTGATACAGAAATTACACCTGAACCTGCATTATTATTTAAACCCCAATCATTATTAGCATCAGCCCATAATCTCCTCCAATACTTTAAGCTTTTAGAAGTGCCACTTGAACTAAGATCACCTGCAAAAGTTGTGCTTCCATTATTAAAAATTTCAACAATATCTAATCCATTTCTACCAATTCTTAATTTTCCTGCTGCACCTATATTTTCTATAAACCAAGTACTGTTTGTGTATGTAGTATTAGAACTTCCAAAATATATTGCAGGTCTTCCTGCTCCAAAAGTTCCTATTTTAATTTCATCAACCGAACTACTTGCGGCAGAGGTGTTAGATAAATTTGTAAATGTAGTGCCTACGGCTGTTAGTTTTATTTTAGTATCACCACCTCTTTGTAGAAGAAAATCCCCACCTACCACATTTAATTTATCATAATACCCTTCTAGATAATTACTAGAATTATACTTAACTTGTAATAATGCATTTGATGTTGTAGCTTCAGTTAATATTCTATCGCCAGCATTAACTTTACCTGAAGTGGTTATATCACCTGCAAAAGTTGCATTTCCATTAGCTTGGTCAATAGTTAAAACATCACTTGATGTACCATAAGAATAAAATCTAAAATTATCATCTCCTGTATTTCTTAAACCTACTATCCATTTATCAGCACTTGCGGTTTGATATTTTGTTATTGCATTATCATTATTAGCTGCTCTATTTATATTAATAGTATCTTGAGTACCTGAAGTTGTAATGTTTAAACCGTAAGCTGTTCCGCCTGTTATAGTCAAAGATCCAGTTAATGTACCGCCAGCTAAAGGGAGTTTAGTGCCAATGCTATTAGCTGTAGTTGTAGCAAAGTTTGGATCATCTCCTAATGCCGCCGCAAGTTCATTTAAAGTATTTAATGTTGCTGGCGAACTATCAACTAGATTTGATATTTGAGTTCCTACATAACTTTGTGTTGCGTAGCTTTGAGTAGAATGATCTCCCCATCCGTATGCTGTATTCCAGTTTGCAGAGTTGTTTGCAGTTATGCTATACACACCCGAACCATTAGTTGTCATTAAACCAGCAGACGCAAAATCGTGATCGTATAATATATCCCCACCCGAATATGCAGAACCTATACTCATAACCTCTATAGCCACACCGTTTGCAGGTGCAGTATCTAAAGTTAATGTAGTACCGCTTAAAGTATAAGTACCTTTAAATTGATATACACCATTTAAAAATACTATAGTTTGGTTCTCGTCATGAACGGTTTGTCCTAATGTGAATGCTGTCGCAGATCCGTTAGCTGTGAATGTATCTGTATAGATTGCTGTTGGACCACTGTTTATACCTGTTGTAGATATAACTTCTATTTCATGGCCAGAAGCAGGCGCTGTGGAGAATGTTAATGTTGTTCCAGAAACTGAATAAGTGCTTTTAGATTGATAAACACCATCAATATACACATTCGATTGCACTTCATCATTTAAAGCATTAGCCAATGTAAAAGCCGTCGTGCTACCATTTCCTGTAAATGTATCTTTGTACATTACAGAAGCAGAATCTGCAGCTAACTGAGCAAAAGATAAATTACCAGAACCGTCCGTTTTAATAACTTGGCCATTAGTTCCGTCTGACGCAGGGAAAGTATATGCGTCGTTAATCTTTATATTACTAAGAAAGCGATTTGCCATATTGAATTATATTATCCTACTTTACTAATAAGAACTTGTATTTTGCTTGCAGCTGGTGCCGCAGTAAAAGAAACGGTTACTGTATTAGCATTTGTTCTGACTACATCGGCATAAACTGTTTCATCTGTGTCTACATGAAATAATTGAACAATAACATTTTTACTGCCTAAATTATGTGCTACAGCTATAGATGTCGCTGAACCATCACCTATTGCTGCTGCAAAAGTTGTAGGAATTTTATATGTTGTTAGTGCAGGTGTTCCTGCGTGGTTATAAGCTTGAAATTCCCAATCGTCATCTGTTTCATTCCACTGCAATATAGCGTTAGTGGTATTACCTCTTTCAACCTCTATACCTGCGTTTTGGGAAGGTGTTCCAGTTTCATCTGAATTTAAAACTATAATATTATCCCCTATGTTTACAGTATTTGAATTTACAGTAGTTGTCGTTCCCGATACAGTTAAATTTCCAGAAACTATTAAGTTACCGGAAACCGTTGGGTTTGTAACTAATCCAATTGTTATTTCATTATTACTTACTGCTGTTTCAATTTCGTTTGTAGTTCCAGAAAATGTTAATGTATCAGTTCCTAAAGTTACATCATCGTTTGAACCAGAATCTGCTGCTATAGTTAAATCTGTACTAATAGTTGCTGTACTAGCTGATGTAATTTGTCCTTGTGCATTTACTGCTATAACTGGAATTGCCGTTGAAGAACCATAAGTTGCTGCAGTAACACCAGAATTTGCGATGTTTAAAGTTACCGTTCCTCCTGTGCCACCACCAGATAATCCAGTGCCACCAAGTACTCCAGTAATATCACCACCAACCGATACCCAAGCTGATCCATTATATACATGTATTGATTTATCCCCAACTGTACTATCGTAATATATCTGACCCTCTGCTGGACTTGAAGGTGCATTTGCAGAAACTTCAATTACGGCATTTCGTAATTCATTTTTCTTTAAATCTATGTGTGTTAAATATTGTAAAGCCATGTTATCTAGTTTACGTGTACCTTAGCAGAAAAGGGTACATTAAATGTTATTTTAAATGAGTTTGCGTTTATGTGTTGAACGTCGCCTATTATATGTGCTCCCGTTGTATCTACTGTTGTTACGGAAGGAAATTTATTTAAATTGTGATTTATTGTTACTGGAGTATCTGCAAGAAAACTTATTTCATTTGAAACAAAAGTTTTATCAGTTTGTCCTTTAGGAGAATAAGATAGTGCATAATATTTATCTCCTGTTATTACACCATTACCTTCAATAAAAGATAAGAAAAAATCTGTTTGGTTTGCTGTGTTTGATGATACCGTTGCTGAATATAAGGCAAAAGTATTTTGGTCATCTGTTTGAGTTAACATAACAAATAGACCATTGAAATAATTTAAGTATTGAGCAATGTTATTTTGATTGCTATTTAAATGATGAAAAATTAAATGGCTTATTGAATTCAAATTTGAGCCACTGCTTCCCCCTCCGCTTATAACAAAAGTACCAGCACTAGGTGTATTTGTTGATGCTTCAAATTTATATATTACTTGGCCATTAACATTTAAAAGGCTTGACTCGTTTAAAAATTCTGCAATACTTTGTAATGGAAAATTCTTAGTTCCCGAGGAGGAATCTGTTCCAATTAACAAATCTGTTTTTGAAACGTCTGTATCTACATTATAGGTACTAAGTCTAGCCATTAAATTTTATTTTTTAAATAAGCTTGTCGCCTTTTCTGTCGTACGTCCACCGAAATAAGCTAAAACAACGGACATCATTACTTTTTCAAAAGTATCGTTCCAGGTTTCACCTATATGAAATGGTATTGAGTCTACACTATCAAGTAAACCAGCTACAGAGAATATAACAATACACCACACTAAAACTAGTGGGCGTACATTTTTCGAAAGCCAGGAATCTGACATGGAATCCGCTTGCCACCTTGAAGTGATTGCTTCCATTTCTTTATTTTGTTGTTCAAATATAAGTTGCTGTAATTTTATTTTTTCTTCGCCACTTACATCAGATTTACCGATAGCCGCGATAGCTTCAGCGGGTGAAGTTACACCACTTATTATATTACCCAATGTTGGGCTAGCAAGTGACGCGGCCCCAAACAAAAGTTTACCTACCGTAGTTTCTGCAAATTTCTTTTTTGGTTTACTCATCTTTTTTTCATTTTATATGGAACAATTTTATTCAATGCATTCTGTCTAGCCTCACAACCACAAGGTATGTTTAAGCCAGACGATACCTTATCAACTACACGTTTTATACCTGTAGCTTTAGTAAACTTTGCTATTGAATCTCCTAAACCTCTACTTTCCATTTAACAATTCCATTTTCTTCTAGCAGCTCTACCTCTTTCAGATGTCCACCCTTTTGATCTTGCACAAAATGATTTACGTCTTTTAGCGGCTTTACTTCCTTTCTTTAATTTAGACGGTGGAGTTGTAACTGCAGTCTTTAACTTACTTCCAGGATTATCTCTTCTGTATTTAGCTACACCTTTTTTAGTCATTCCGCCACCAGCCTTTTTACCAGTGCCACCTTTTTTGTTTACTTTTTTATAGTAACCTAAAGATTTTTTTCTTGATGGTGCGTTTTTACTTGGCATAACTATTTTTTCTTTTTCTTTCTTAATTTAGCAAAATCAGCACCAGTAATTACATTATATGGTGGCGCCATTTTAGCTATTCGTTTTTGATTAGCTGTTAATTTTTTTGCCATCTTATTATTTTTTAGACATTTTTTTACCTGTTTTCTTTGCGTATTTTTTCGCAGCTGCTTTACCTTTTGATGTATAAGCGAATTTCTTTTTTCCTACTTTTGGCATAACTATCTGTTTTTATCTTTGATCATATCATCTATAGCTTTATTATAAACTTTATCTGTATACGATCGGTTATTAAAAAATTTACTTCTTGTTCCTGTTGGTAAGTCTTCTTCTGCAAGCATTATACGATATATTCGTTTAATTAATTGCTTACATTTAAAACTTGTTTTGTATATTGTGTATTTTTGAGTGACACGATTTCTTTCTCTCCAAACATCAATCCAACCATCTCTTCGTAATCTTTCCCATCTGTCTTTATCCCAACTATAGGTATACACCCCATCAATAAATTCATTACGCGTAAATCGATCTTTGCAATCTAAATAAATAAGTAACTCAAGATCTGCATCTTTTATATTATAAGTTTTACAGGCCCATTTACGAATGAGCCTGTAGTATTTTAATAAATTTAAATCTTTTATGTTATCTGCACTTATTCTCATTCTACAAGTACAATATCAGCAAGTTTTAAAACATAATATAGTTTGTTATTAAATTCTATACCGTGTCCGGCAACTTTATCGTAATGTACTATATCATTTTCATTAAGGTTTTCTACTAGATTGCCAGCAGATATAACTTTACCTTTTAAATACCTAATGTCTTTATTTTGATCTTCAGTAAGTTCTAAGCCTCCAACTTTTTTTGGCGCTTCTTTTATTTTTTCTATGACTACGTAGTAATTAATTGCTTTCATCTAATCGAATATTATTAATTACACAATCTGCAGAAAAAATAGTATTAACAACACTTACTGCATTTTTAAGAGCTGTTTTAGTTACAAGAACAGGATCAATAACGCCTTCTTTAATCATATCAACAACTTCCCCGTTGATTACATTTATTCCTTTACCTATGTGTCCAGATTCTTGATATTCTAAATTTGCATTTTCAAGTATAGTAGCGTATGGTGATTTTATTGCTTCAAGCAAAATAGCTTCACCATCACTTTCAGGTCTTATATTATATGAAGCATCTAATAGTGCAACTCCACCGCCTGGGACAATACCTTCTTGTAATGCTGCCTTAGTAGCATATATTGCATCCTCAACTCTATCTTTCTTTTCTTTTAACTCAACTTTTGAATTAGCACCAACTTTTATAATAGCAACGTATCCATTTAACATTGCTAATCTTTGTTGTAGCTTTTTCTTGAAGTAAGGGTTCTTTTCTTCTTTTATTTTGTTTTCAACTTTTTCTATTCTTTCATTTAGAATAGGGCCTTGATCCATTATAGTCAAGACAGTATTTTTATCGTCTGTAACAGACTTTATTGCTTGGCCTAATATATCAGGTTGAATTAAATCTAAATCATCCCCTAACTCTTCGTTTATTACCTTTGCTCCGGTAAGAATCGCAAGATCTTCAGTTGTGTCCTGTTTAGTAGGTCCGAACCCAGGTAGGTCAATCACATTGACTTTTATATTGCCTTTAACTTTATTTGCTAGCAATGCTGCTAATGGCTGCTGTTCTACGGTCGCTACAATAAGCAGACTTCTTTTTTCTTTGATTACAAACTCTAGTACATTCTGAATTTTACGAATGTTGGGGATTGGAGAAGAAACTATCATTACGTACGGGTTATCTAGTTCAGCTTTTCCTTTATCCTTATCTGTTACAAAGTATGGCGATTTGAGTCCGCAATCTATTTGTGTGCCTTCAACAAACTCAACGTTTGTTTTTTCGGTCTCAGACTCTTCCATAAGGACCACTCCGTCCTTACCCACTTTAGAATATGCTTGCGATATAATCTTTCCGAGGCTTTTATCGTTATTACAACTAATTGAACTTACATTTTCTAACATGTCTCCTTTAACGTCAACCGCCTTATCAGTAAGTTCTTTATTAACTTTTTCTAATCCCGTTTCTATCCCCTGCTTTATATCTCTTATATTGTTTTTGTCTTTTGCTTTATTAGCTAAATTCAAAAGCGAATGAGCAAGGACGGTAGCTGTAGTAGTACCGTCACCTGCTTCTTTCACTGTGTTTTTGGCAGCCTCTTTTATAAGGGTTGCTCCCATATTTTCGACCGGGTCAATTAAGACTACGCTTTCCGCAACGGTTACTCCGTCTTTTGTTATCACCGGTCTTCCGAGAGCGTCCTCGTAAATTACGCATTTACCAGAAGCGCCGAGGGTTGATTTAACTGCTTTAGTTAATTTATCAACACCTGCCATTATTTTTGTTCTAGCATCTGTTCCGAAGGACAGATCCTTTACTATCTCACTTGGGTTATTATATTCCATTTAATTAAATTTTTTAGTATAAGTGGTTATTTGAAGGTTTTAACTATCTTAGGTCCTTTTAAAAACTCAAGCTTTTTTGTGTAATGCGATATGCTTCCATCAATTGCAGCTTCACAGCTTTCTAAAGTTTCACGCCTTGTTACATCAATCCAATTTTCTTCATTTTTTGGATCTTTGTATTCGGCTTGAAAAAAACCATTAGGTAGTTGAACAATACGCCAGTTTTTTTTCATAGCGATGTGCTCCCAAAGAGTTCTGGTTTCTTCGGGTATTCCTGAGTCACCTTGTGACCAAGAATAGGTTTTGTAAAAATAAGTCATTGGTTTTGGTCTTATGTTACTATAATCACGTGGTTGTTAGGTATTTTAATATATGGCACTTATGTTAACACTGCCACTTGTTCCAAAAGGATTTGTTGACGTGGAATACGTCCATAATTTACTGTGAACACTTGTCCAACCAGAAGATCCACCAAAATTCGTGCCTCCTATTAATAAGGTTGTCCATGTAGGTTTACTAATTGTAAAATAAAAATATATTTTATTACCCTGCCAATACAAACCATCAAACGATTGAGAATTAAAACTCGCGGGATATAAAAATCCAAAAGTACCGAATACATGAATACTAGCGGTATTAGCGTACCCATACGCTATGCTAGAATAATATTGTCCACTTCCCACTTGCATATTACTATTGTAATTATACGTAGGAGCACCACTATACCCATAAAATTCTTGCATACCATCCGGTATTGATTTACCTGCGGTATTTGATAAACTTCTCAGTGAACTACTGGTGCCGCCAACCTCTGCTTTTATTTGGCTTATAGATATTGATCCACTAGTTTGTAATGCCATTTACGATTCTAATATAACTGTTATTTCAGTCGGGGAAACTTTTTCATTGACAAGATGGGCTACTTCAGCTTCGTAAGCCGCTTTCATATCTGGGCCTATTATTTTAAACACCCAGCCTTTAACTATTTCATTAGTTAAATCATTTTTTTCTTGAAAACTAGATAAATCATTAATAGGTAAAATAGTTTTTCTAACTATAGTAGCAAAAACACCATCATCATTTGTTCCTGTTAATTCCCATATAACCGCGTGTGCTACATTGTTTTTTGTTATGGGTGAAGCATTATAGTCAGTATGACTAGTATAAACTTGCAATGTTTTGCAGTCCCAATTATAAGTTATTGCCATATTATTTGTTTTTTAATTCGTCTATTTGTTTTTGTTGTTCTTTTATTGCTTGTATAAGTAGCGGTACTATTTTTTTGTAATCAACAGCTTTATAACCGTCCTCTCTTGTTTCAACTACCTCAGGCAGCACAGCTTCAATTTCTTGAGCTATAACACCTACATCATGCCCTTCGTACAATTTTTGTTTATCGTTCCAATCAAATTCATAACCCCCTATTTTATTTATTTTTTCACAAGCGTTTTGTATTGGCTTTATATTATCCTTTAATCTTTTATCAGATGTTTCAGAGGCTACTATATCTCCAAAAACATGTAAACTTCTAGTTACCGTTTTAACAGATAAGATCTCCTCGCTAGAACTATTCCCCGAATTCCATCTTCTCATAACAAACCCCTTGTTTGCCCAATCACCGTCGGTACGAGGTGTAGGAATATCTAAAAAGAAAGTTTTAAAGTAATTGTTTACGTGCATTCTACCTGAATCTGAATCCACCGCAGCATCATCACTATTAAAAAATATGCTTCTACCGTTATAAGTTCCAGTTGTACCTGTACCCGCTGGCACACATAATCCTCCCGCATTAAAATGGGCAACAGTATTTACACCTCCGCCAGACGCTGGCCCTAATTGCAAATCAAAACCGTAATTATTTATATTATTTTCTGTAGTTGTGTCTAAAAAGAACTGAGCAAAATAACCCGAGCTGTTTTGTAATTTCATACCAACTTTACCATTGGTTGATCCCGTGTTGATTATTTTTACTGCAGTAAATTCATTATTTGTAGTGTCTGTACCTTTTATTAAAGCCGTTCCACTAACTTCTAAATCACCCGCAAAAGTACCTCCTGCGGCTGATAAGTTTCCTTTAAAAAACGCATTACCACTTGTATCTACATAAAATTGTTTAGTATGTATTGAACCGCCACTGTTAATAGTTATACCTCCTGTTGTATAACCAGAAACATCTTTTGTTCCAGAATATATTGCTGTAGAATCTATTGTCCAACCCCCAACACTTCCGGCGGTTTTAGCAGAATTATTTTGTTGTGCAGTTGCTCCTGATGCGGCACCACTTTTAACGGTTGCTACAGCTGTTCCATCAACAGTTCCTGTTAAATTACCACCTAGTATTGTTGCTGTACTATCTTGATTTGCTGTAGCGCCTGCCGCTGCGCCGGTTGTTACTGTTCCAACAGCCACACCATTAACAGTACCCGTTAAGTTACCACCTACCCTTAATATACCAGTAGCTATTCTATCGGCTGATATTGTCCCTGTTGTAATTGCACCACCATCAATAGCTGTGTAATTAAAGTTATTTGTTCCGTCGGTTAACGTATTATTACCTGTTCCTGTGAATGTAACCAAACCACTAAATCCAAACATTCTAGTAACGTTACCAAATGTTATCGTATTAGATGTTGCGCCTTCAACCACAGTTGCTTTTACATGCCAGTAATTATTACTACCCGATCCAGGTGTTGCTTCTGGTGCGTCTTGACTAAACCCACTAGGTAAACCACTGAATGTATTGTTACTAAAACTAAATGTAACTCCAGAAGTGTTAAATGTAGGCGCTGAAGTCACTGGAGTCGAATGGAATATATATGCACTAAAAGATCTTGCGCCATCATCGCCATTTGTTCCATTAGTACCGTTTGTTCCGTTTGTTCCATTTGTCCCAGCCGAACCTGTTGACCCTTGTAAAGATTTAGATAAAGATTGCACTTTAGTTAAAGTAACTGCATTTTCACAATTTATAGTATAAGTAACAGTTGCGTTATTAGCAGTCATTGCTGAATGATCTGCTACGGTTGCTGTATTTCCAGTAACTGTTATTGCGCCTGCTGTTACATTAGATACTGCAGCGGTTACTGTAAACTCACCAGAACCTGGTGTCCCACTTGATGCAACACTATTTAACTGTGTTACTCCTTTATAAACGTCTATAACAGTACCGGACCCAGTGTAAGTTACTACACCAGCTGTAGTTGTCGGTAACGTATGGGCTTCATTAGTTAATATAGCCGCATAAGGTGATGGGCCTGTTGCACCCGTAGGCCCTGTAGCACCAGGCTTTATACCAACCATAGTTATTTGATCTCTTGCTAATATAGCGCTATTAGTAGCACCTTCTCTTATTTGCACTTCAATTTTTTCAGGCATATCTGCATAAGCCGCCTTTGGAGTGTATGTATATGTATTAGTAGTTGACGCTGTGCCTGTACTGGCATCATTTAAGAAAAATTCGTAATAAACCGTCCCTGATGTATTGACAGCTGTTGCTGTTACAGTTACACTCGACGGCGAAGGAGATGCTCCAGCTGCTGTGTATTCAAAACTTAAATCTCCTGCTGTTAAATTAACCGCTCTAGCGGAAGTTCCAACTGAACCGTCAGCACCATCTGCTCCCGCGAGCCCAACTTTAGATTTATTTAATGTTTGGAATTTTTTAATTGTAGTTGTATTCTCTACATTAATAGTGTATTCAATAATAGCTAAATCACTTGACATTCCACTGTGGTCTGCAAATGTTACTTTATTAGCTGTTATATCTTGAGCACCTACAGTTATAGTTCCTGTTGTTACACTTGTTGTTACTTTAAACTCGTTATTACCAGGAGTTGCGTCGTGAGCAACACTATTGTATTCAGTTGCTCCATCAAATACTACTATATCTGTACCAGAACCTGTAAAGCTAGATACTGTTCCATTTGCCGCTGCAGGCACCGAATGTGAATCGTTAGATAGCATTATAGTTAATCCGTTAGATCCTTCTTTTACTGGAGCTATATTTATAGTGTCAAATGCGTCTTCAACCTGATCGCCTTCAGCTACACCAACTCGCATTGAAATTGGAGCGCCAAAACCTGAAAATGTTGAAGGTACTGTTATAGTCGCTGTATCTTGGTTTTGCGCAGTACCATCTGTAAACGTTCCTTCATCTGTAAAATGTGAACCTCCTCCAGTAAATTTAAAGAAACCATTAGTGAAATTTGTGGAATTTGCTGTCAATGTTATAGATGATGGGGAAGGGTTGTTACCTTCTGAATCGTATTTAACAACTAAAGCACTAGTACTTAGTTTTATTGTTTTAGCATCTGCTCCTGAAGCACCTGTACTACCCGTGATAGGATTAAATACCAAAGAGTTTGGTAAATTATTTAAATCCACCGCAGTTGATCCTTGATAGATAGCATAGAATGTTCTAGTGCCTTTAGTTAAGGATGGTGACGTTCCGTTTGTATCTGTAGCGTACACTAAAGTTGTAAATGAAGTTGTAGGCGCACCTGTAAGATCACCAAATGCTATTGAACCTATACTGGCGCTTTTTATTTTAACAACTCCGCCAACAACCTCAAAAGGTGCGTCGTAACTTCCTGTTAAATCAGCTTGACCTCCATTGTATATTTTAAATGAATCTGCTACAAATCTTATTTCCGAAAAAGCATCTGATGTTGTACCGTTACTCGCAAGTATAGACATACCAGCAAAAGAACCATTTGCGTCTAGTTTTAATGAATACCTTGATTCTGTGTATCCCTCTACTGTTGCAATAGTACTTTGATTAGTGCTTATACTAGAAGTATGACCGTTTACTGTGGATGTTAATGCGGTAACAGAGGATGCTGTTGCTAAACTTGCATTTGCTATTGCTGTATTAGCACTGGATGTAACCGCTGTGGATAAAACACCGGCTATACCAGTTACGTCCCCGTTGGAATCTTGTGTAAATACTGCTTCTAATTTATCTAAATCCGACGCTACTGCACCTGTTGCTGTCGATACCGTACTGGTAATCGATGTTGATAGTGCATCCGCTACACCTGTTATATTACCATTTGTATATGTAAATTGAGTTTGTAGTTCGGTTACTTTTGTTGCTTCCGCTGCTATATCCGTAACGTTGGTTGTTATCGTTTGATTCATAGTAGCTAGGTTAAACCCAGAACCATTCTGTATTTGGAAGCTTGCAAAATATGTTGCTAAGTCAACTAACTTGTAGTTACCTGTCTTGTATTGCCCTATAGATATAAATTCCGATCCTGTTAAAAGATCGTTATCGCTTGGATTCTGATTAATGTATGAGGTTAGTCTAGCCATAGTTGTATTTTAATACCCGTATCTTCTCTGGGTCTTTTCGTTTTTAGTACCGCCTTTTCCACCGGCTCTGTTCTTAGATGCTTTGATGCACTTACCTAATCTGTGATCAAAATCAAATCCTTTCTTACACTTCTTAGCTTGTGCAGTACGCTTCTTGTATTTACCCCACTCGCTCATCGCATATTTCTTATCTCGCTTCGCTTTTGCTAATCGGGCTTTCATTGATAGTTTTTGTGCCATACTTTATTATTACTTATTATACCTAATTGTTAATCAGTGACGTTAGGTAGCTACTTATATACCTTTACAGGCTAATGTCATATAGGGAACTAATGGGTTACACCACCGTATTACCCTTGTATACCTTATAATAAAATCAATTTATTTTACCCCACCCCCCCACCTTTTTAAATATTTCTTTATAAGTTTTTACCTTTTACAACGTAAACACGATGTACTTTGGATAATATAAGTGTAAGTAAGTAACTAATAAATCTAAATAAATATAATATGAGTAATTTAAATGAAGTAACTAAGACAATGAGTAAAGAACAATTAAGCGAAATCTTTCCACCAATTCACCGAAACAATTTCGTAGTAAGAAAAAGTTGGTTAGGTAGAAATCAAATAATAACTTTCATTAACAACAAACATGAACAAGTCACCTACAATCACGACGAAGTATTAAAAGTAATGTTACCTAAACTAAACATTCTACCATGCTGGATTAAGCGAGGTTATTGGTCACAGTCTACCGACATGCCAAGTAATGTTAGAAGTAAAGTAATTGAAAGAATTAATCTTCTAGAAAACAGTGACAATAGCTAGTTACTAATTAACCTTAAGTACCTTATGTCACACTTTTTGCGGTGAGTGAGGTACAGGGTTACAACTGTAAACAAATTTACAATAGTAAACAAATAACCTACTTTGCAAATGCTATACAACTACAAAGTAAATACGAAGTGAAATGGATAATATAAGTGTAATTAAAAAATAATAATATGAAAATGTTTGAAATAATTTCTAATAATACTTGGAATAAAAGAGGAAAAAAAACTAACTTTAAATACTATATGAAAAGTAAAAGTATAGAAGAAGTAAAAGAATACTACAAAAACAGAAATATAAAATCAATTAAAAAAATATAAAATGAAATTAAATAAAATATACAAAGAAATCAACGAAATAGGTACTTATACTAAACCTACTGAAACTCAAAGAAAAAGATTAGTAGAGTTAATTGCAATGATACCAATTTCTAAATACGATAGAGTAAGATAATATGAAAAAAATACTATACACCTACGACGAAAATAAGTTAGAAACATTAACTAAAGAAATGTTTGGCGAACAATATACTTTCAGTGAAATGAGTGAAAGAGAAAAAGGAATGATAAAAAACGAATACAATGATATATACAGATAATTACGGAAATAACTTTACTTGGGCAATATTAAAACAAATGTCAGGTGAATTAACCAGAGAAGATGTACTAGGTATAATTGAAACTCACAAACTAAACACGAATACTAACGGATAATATAATTGAATATGGAAACAACATTTGAAAGTTTAATGGAAGAAATAGGATTTCACCTAAACGAATACGATAAAGAAAATATAGACAAAGATGATTTAATCAATGCTATACAACAGGTACACGAATTTTATAATACCACAATAACAATATGAAAGAAAATAAACAATACTACGTATGTAAGTCGATGAAGGAACTCCTCGCGTTCACCAAAGCAAAAAGAAAACAAAGAGCTCACCAGCACTATGAAATGGCTAAAGTATATGGCGAATGCAGTGGAATGGGCAACAGAAGATACAAAGTACAACAAAAATCCACGTTTCTAAAAGGTAAATCATATGCTTATAAAGGTAGATGGAATTACTACGCGGTGGACCCAAATAGACATTACAAACTAAATACGAAGTAATCTGGATAATATAATAAATTAATAACTATGATAAAAGCAATATTCTTTTCAAAAATGAGTGACTACAAAGTGGTCGACGTAATACTAAAAATAGTTCTTGCAGGATTATTTATAATGTGGGTACTAGGTATGGCCCAATTGCTC